GAACTCGACTGGGAGTTCATTCCCACAATATAGATTTGATAACTATATTCAAATCTATATTATATTTATTGGTGTTTTTCGTGTTTATAGGCAAGTTTATGCTTACCCGAGTTTATGCTTACCCGAGTTTATGCTTACCCGAGTTTATGCTTAACCGAGTTTATGCTTACCCGAGTTTGGGGAAACCGACAAGGTTGGCGCCGATGCCGAACCCAGCGCCCGAGCGAGCACCCACGGCCATAGCCGGGACGAACGTATCAAGAATGCTAAAGGTGGCGGCCGCGGTGAGCGCGATGAAGGCAACCTCATCAAGGTCGAGCGAGCGCTTCGGGATGGCAAAGGCAGCAAGTGCCACCATGATACCCTCCACAAGGTATTTGATCGCGCGCTTCAAAAGTTCACCAAGATCGAAATCGTTGACAATATCAGTAATGCTCATTCTTATATTTAATAAAAAGAAAAAAATATAATATGTCGATTGAAATCACTTAAAGTTTATGAGGATTAATATTCCTATATGAGCGACACTTCGAACACGACAACCAGACCGGAGGGAATCGAATGTAGATTGGACATTGACGGCTCCGAGAACAAGAAGTATGTCGATGTGTTAGATGAGGACAAGGGAGTTGCCGGACAAAAATTCGTTTGCGTATCGTTTCTCTCTCCGGAGAAGATTCTGAGCGACCGCCGACTTTATAATTTCAATGAATTCCTAAAGCAGTGGGAAATGTCCAAGGCATTGTCTAAATATACACAATTCTTGAGTTTTCTCTCGTTCAAGTATAATCTTGTCTTTGACGATCTCACCAAGGATTTGGAGGAGTTCTGTAAAGAGGAGCGGGATAATCTGTTTGCCACGAATCTAGAGGATGAGTTCAAGAACTTTATGGACTCGAACGAGACCAAGTTGGACGAGGCATTCAATCAGGAGAATGGATTCCAGACGAGCGTTCGTGGATTGAAGGTGCGCGGTTCTTATCCGAGTCAGCAAGAGGCTGAACTGAGATGTAAAATGCTTCGCGAAGTGGACCCGAACCACGACGTTTTTGTGGGTCCGGTCGGTATGTGGATGCCTTACCACCCCGAGGCGTACAAGACGGGGCGCGTCGAGTATCTGGAGGACGAACTCAACCAGCTCATGCACGAGAAGCAGGCGAACGAGAAGAACGCCAAGGTTGAGTTTGACAAGCGGATGCGTGAAACGAAGGAGCAGGCGATTGAGGAGAACAAGAAGAAGGCGCTCGAGAGCGGCAACGTTCTTACGCAGACCTTGGACGAGAATGGTCAATTGGTGAGTGTGAACAACGTCAACAACATGGAGACTGGTATGGGCGAAGAGGTCACGGTTGCGGATGTTCGAAAGGAGTTGTTCGAGGATGAAAATGTGGTGATTGACCATAAGAATTCCGACCACGGTCTCAGCAGACTGACCGATGCTGGTGTTTCAGAACCGAAGGAGAAGGAGACTGTGTTAGTGAACATTGCTGAGGATGCTGAGGATGCTGAGGATGCTGAGGATGCTGAGGGTGCTGAGGATGCTGAGGGTGCTGAGGGTGCTGAGGATGCTGAGGATGCTGAGGATGCTGAGGGTGCTGAGGGTGCTGAGGAAGCGGACAAGGGGAATAAGCAGGCGTGAAACCTATAATTACCCCGTGAAGAACATAAATTAAGAAAAACTAAAAAATTGAATTTACATATAATCCCTAGTAGTATATGTAAATAACTAGAATGCCGCAACAGAGTGCGCCCATCCAAAGTATGCGGGAACAAAGTGCGACCAACCATATTGCCTCGGGAAAAGGTGTGCCGAAACAAAAGTGTGCGTTTCAAGGTTGTGCGAAAAAAGTGAACCAGGTAGAGATGATGATGGGGAAATGTCGCTGCGAAAACGTTTATTGTTCGAAGCACCGAATGCCAGAGTCGCACTCCTGCGCTTTCATATACACGATTGACAAGGACGAATTTATCAAAGCAAATAAGTGTGTTGCTGCTAAAATTTGAACATACTACTTCTTACCACCGAGTCTTCCGCACATTTATTTTGGGACCGCGCTTTCGCCCCGAGTTGGGGTCGTATGAGTCGTCCTCATCGTCAGAATGAAGATCCTTCGATATTTCCCAGAACTCTTTCGAACCGAGTTTGAAGTCTCCGTGTGGTTGTGCCTTATACCAAAAAATCTGGTCCTGTAGGTTATTAGACTTGGCATTGTTGTCCACGACCAAACATTCAAAGTTTTCGGTGCATTGGTCCATTACCTGTGCGAAACTCTCATATGTGGGAAACATTCCGGCATAGTTTTCCCAAATCCTTTTCCTATTGGAAATGTAGGGTTCGCGCAGTATAAACACATAGTCGATATTTGTCCGCAAATTGGGAGGTATACCTAATGGATACTGCATAGTGATGATAAGCATAATTTTCCAGTGCCTGCCGTTCATGAAAAGCAACCGCATCATCTTGTCCTTGGTCCACGAGTTGTCGAATAAGCAATCATCTAGAATGCAAAAAGCGCGCGGGTCAATCGTTGACTTCTTGTAATGTTCGATCTCCTTTTTCACTTGCTTCAAGACGGTTTTCTGACGCTTCAATATATTCTCAATAATGGCGGTGTTGTACTCATCGTGAATGAATAATTTAGGGACGTGACTTCCATAAAATCCATTTCCTGCTTCAGTACCCGATATCACTGTTCCGATGGGGATATCTTGGTGATGATATAGAAGGTCTCGCACGAGATAACTTTTTCCTGTGTCTCGACGTCCGATGAGGACCACCACGGGACCCTTATTTTCGTCGGGTCTGAAGCTTATATGCGACATATCAAACTTCTTTAATTCTAAGGTCATGTAAAAAGAGAGCAGAAATAATTCGAACACTTTATCCGCATATGTATGTGAATGAGTTAGATTTTTAGGGAAATTATATCATCCACAACTATGGACTTTTCTTATCAGAAAAATGACAATAATACTCTCTTTGAGAGTTTTGAAAATACTGAACTTTTAAATATGAAATGTCCACAGAATTATATACCTGTTTATCAAAGATTTTTTACTCTAAATGAAACCAATTTTAAAAACATCAATTTGAATCACAAACTGAAGCTGAAAAAAATTCTTAAAAAGAGCACAGAAAATAAGTATTTGGTCGAACTTGAAAACCGTGACAGCGCAGATGACTTTGTGTGCGAAAGAAACGTATTTTTCAAATTAATTCCTTTATTGGATCCAATTAAATACATGTGTTCGAAGTATGATTTGTCTGATAATAATATTTTGAAACTACCATCTTTTATGGAAAAGGAACAATGCGCCGCAAAGGTTCGCGATACAAACAACGCTGCGTATGTCGATAGTTTTTTCACATATCTCACAAGCACCATGCTCGAAGAGTCGGGATTCGTGCACGGCATCGATTTTTACGGTTCGTATCTAGGGATTAAAAATGACTTTTTATTCAATATTGGCGACGACATTGATTACTTACAAGACTGCAAACCATTTCACGAAAATCGCGGAAATTTGTATGTATTTGATGATAATTTTCAATACGACTTGATGAATCGTGATACGCGAGATTATAAGGAGCCAATCAAAGTGTTGTCCGCAAAAGACGACGAAAATATTCTCGAGTTATCGGATATCTGTGAACTCGATCTTTCTCAATTCGATGGCATATTTGCACCGGGAACGGGAATGGGAAAGGTATCTACGGACAGTTCTTCGGGGGATAATTCCGCCCACGTGTCTGGTGATATTTCTGCGGCGTTGCTCTACGATTCGCCTCACCAAGAAACGAAGAAGGCGACGACCGCGCCGAGTGCAAACACAACCAAGTCATCCAACGCCTCCTCGGAATCGTCGAGATGTTCATCGCGTTCGTCGAACACGCTGGGGTCGGAAACAGGTTCCATTCAAAGCGAAAGCACGCTAGACGGTTTGTCGCTGTCTACTGCCTCGGAAGACGAAGCATTCGTGAAAATTCATTCTTTTCCGATTCAAGTGGTTGCGCTTGAGCGATGCGAACAAACCCTCGACTCTTTCATGTCTAGCACAGATGTCACCGATGAAGAGTTTGGTTCGATTGTCACGCAAATCCTCATGATGCTAATCACATATCAAAAAGTGTTTGGACTCACGCACAACGATTTACATACGAACAACATTATGTATGTGAAGACGGACAAACAATACCTCTTCTACAAGCACGACGGCAGGCATTACAAGGTGCCTACATTTGGTAAAATATACAAAATAATTGACTATGGGCGGGCAATCTATAAGTTCCGCGGGAATCTATTGTGTAGCGATTCATACCATTCGAAGGGCGATGCCGCAACTCAATATAATTTCGAACCATACATCGATACAAATAAGCGACGGGTTGAACCCAATTTTAGTTTTGATTTGTGTAGATTGGGTTGCGCACTTTACGACATGTTGTTGGATGATGAAACTGAAATGAAATCAACCATTGTTGAGATAATGACCGGTTGGTGTCTTGACGACAAGGGACGCAATATACTCTACAAGAACAATGGTGAAGAGAGATATCCTGATTTCAAATTATACAAGATGATTGCTAGAACGGTTCACAATCACGTTCCTGCGAAAGTAATCCAAAATGAGTATTTCAACAGATACCATATTTCCAAAAAGAAAATAAACAAGCAAAAAATAATGAATGTTGACGCGCTTATCAGCCACCAGTAATTGGTTGGTTACTCTTTTTACTTAATTTGTCAAATAGTGTTTTGACAAATTAACTCATATCATTTTTTATACAATTCTTTCACCAAAGTGAATGTTATAATACATCCTATCGCAATATCAATGTATAATATTGCTTGGGGGATTGTTTGCCATTTGCTCAAATACTTTGTCTCGTCCAAGTTTGCCTTCATCGATTTCAGATCATCAATCAAGTATTTGCATAGCGAAATCGCACAAAATAATATGGACAAACTCAATAGAAGAAACAAAACATTATATGCCTTGTTTTTCTCTCTGTAAAATCTGCTTGAAGCCAACAGCGCAAACGATATAGATGTGTAAAGACCAACGTTTCTAAGGGACGTTTGATAAAACATTAATATTTCCCGTTCTGTTTCCATATATACCTATACAAAGACAAATAATATTTGCTGATTCTAAAATTCTGGGGCACCCACAAAGACACCGGCACCACTTTGTTTCCCGATGTCGGATGCGTCTACTTGTTCAATCGCAAATAAGGCCAAAACCGAACTGATGTAGACAACAAGTGTATCGCGCGTAATTTCCTTTACCGGTTTTGCCTCCTTCAATACAAATCTCATCTCAAGAAATTTCACGATAACAAATACAAACGCAATAAGTCCTGCGATACTAAAGTGATTCTTCATTAAAATATCGTGTTACAAAACTGTCAACCATTCAACGCATTATTACAAAAACTCTATATCATCTAAAACAATGGGCGGTCTGGACGACGGCGCGTTCATATCATTAATATCCAGCGTATCGATATTTACATTGCCGCCAATTGTAATTCTCTCCTCGTAATCATCGTCCTCGTCGTCATCATCGGCCTCCTCATCGCGCCTTTTTTGTGCCCCATCTAATGCGATTTGCTCCAACCGTTCAATTGTCTTTGGTGCGGATACCAGTGTCTCGTTTCCTAAAGTATCCTGCGCTTTATCAGTATTCGAAAATGAGATGTTTTCTGTTTGCGAGGGAATGGATTGCATTGTCTCTAATACGGTATCATTCATAATCATATTCACATCCGACATAGGTGCTACTCCCAGTGGTGCTCCTAGTGCTGGTGCTCCTGTTACGGGTTCACTTGCGATTGGCAACGACTTCTCATTCACCGCCTCTTTCTGCACCGCCTCTTCTTGCACCGCCTCTTTCTGCACCGCCTCTTCTTGCACCTCTTCTTCGATGATTTCCTCCTTGATGTCGACCTCCTCTTCTTCGGTCTCGTCCATGTATGCTCTGAGGATGCTTTCTACAGGCATCGTGTCGCGAATTGTGTTGAGGATACTCTCTTGCGCAAACAGTTCGAGTTGCCGGTTATTTTTTTGAAGGTCAAGTGGGGCCAACTCGGCTTCAAAGAGGTAGACATTTGTGTATAGCTTTCTTGCAACATTGATGTACACCTTGTGAATGAAAACATCGGCAGATGGAATATCAATATCAATCTTCTTTTGCTTCTGTCCAACGCGGACGCATGTGAGAGCCTTCAATTGTATAACGTGGACGCATGTAATCAACTCTTCCAGATAACCACACTTGGTAAACGTTTCAATCCTCGCACGCTCTTCGCCGATAATAGAATCATTCCACTTGGGTATGCGGGAGAGAAATGTCTGGAACGTCATCAGATACTTGTCATGTTCATCGTTCTCTTCGCATAGCTCTAAAGCCTCTTTGAAAATAGACTTGAGTCCATCAATTACTGCGGGAGTAAGGATGTTTACTAAACGAGCACACCACTCGTTTTTTGATTCACCCAAACTAGACATCGAATAATCATCCATTTACATAAATGAAATATTTTCTAAATCAGTTTCAGAACGAAAAACAATGAAATTGAGCATGAACAACAGAAGAAGTTTTTCGCTTCTAAATTCACGCTTAACTTTATGAAATGTCAATAATAGATGGTATTTTCTCTCCAGTTCCATATTCGAATTCTCCAAATAATACATAATATCTAATCCGGTGTACCCTTTTTCATACAACAAGATGGATGATTGAACCAATTCGGTATAATCGTTGATGTTTAATCCATTCATAAACTTTTTTAACCAGTTCTTTCGATTTGTGGCACACTTGTGCGGTTGGAAACTTTTTTGTGTAACATAATTGTGTAAATTAAAGGATTTATCGTTCATCAGAGGAAGTGGCACATAAATCTCGCAGAACCGCGAGAGGATTGGTCTGAGCAACTTATAACGATTTTCAACAATGATGAAGAATCTGGTCGTATGGCTGAATAATTCGATGCATCGTCGCAGGGCAGATTGGGCGTCGATGGTGAGTTTATCGGCATTGGACAAAATAATTGTTTTGAAATGCCCCCGCCCTTTCAAATTTATATGCGTCTTTGCGAAAAACTTGAGCTCTTCTCTTACGAATTTTATACCTTTTCCGTGCGCACAATTGACGTTCATCACATATGCCTTCGTCATTTCCTTATCGTTGTCATATATCTTCTCAACAAAGTCGTTTACCAGAGTTCGCTTACCACCGCCGTGTGGACCATGGAAAATTATGTTTGGTATTTTTTGGGAAGTCAAAAAATACTCAACTTTTCTATAAATATCGGCATGTATAGAAAGAGACATATATCGAGGTTTTCTAGTTTGTTCTTAACTGATAATGGAGTAATATATTTTATGTATTTTATGTATTTTATACATATCGCTTGATAGTGTTATGTATAAATTTTTAGTGAAACCAATGGAGCGTCTTACGCGACACTCTGTAGGCTCTGCGTGTAAGGATTCTGTTTGAACGCGGTGAGAATGTCGGGGTTCATACGATCGCTATTCAATGTGCTGTCGTATCCTTGCGGCACCTTGGCGGCGCCCAGCGTCTGTGCAGACGGAATGATCGAAGTACCCACGCCAGGCACATACATTCGATTGTTGTTTCGGTCGGCGTCGACACGCCCAATCCGAATATTTTCTTGTTGGTTGAACATTTGTGTTCCCCCCTGATTTGGTCGGTTCTCGTGCGTTTTGTTCTCGTTATTCCGCTGACGATATGCGGCGTCGTATGTCTGGTTAGCCTTCTGCGCGCTCGGTCCTGCTGCTCCTGTATAATGAACGTTTGTTGTGTCGCGTTGGACATTTGTTGGTTGGTGTTCCGAAACGGAATACCCCTCTGTAGTCCGACCCTGATAATTAAGATAGTTCAAGTCAATTGCCCCCTCTATTGTCTCTCTCAGCGTTGTTTTTGTGCGGTCGCCTGGATTATGGACACGGGCGTTTGAGACGGACGTTCCGGCATTTCCGCTTGCCCTGATATTACAGATAGTGTTTTCCTTTCTGGAAGGACGTAGCACATCAAGCAGCGGGGCAATCGCCGCGTGTGCCAATCCACGAACAGCACCAAAACCATCGGGCTGTTTCATGGTGGAACGGTTTGTCGGCAGGGGAACAAAACCTTGAACACCATAGTCGTTCTGTCCGGCACCGCGTTTACCTGCCGCCGATACATTCGTCACGCTGTTTGCTTGTAACTCAGGTCTGCGCGGAATCTGATATTTACCCTTTGCGTAACTGGCCTGTCCGTCCTGGACCGCACCAGTACCATAATACTCCTCTGTGGTATCAGGGCGATTCACATCGCGCAAGACCTCCACACCGCGCGCGGTTTGTGCCTTTTCAATTCCCGTTGTTGTGTTCCAACGACTAGGTCCCAGAGTATAATAAGTGTCTTGGCTATACTTCTCGACGCGCCCTTGTGTATGAATATTTCCTGCCTCCTTGACCATCGAATTCGCAGGACCTTCGTGCCCTGCCAAACCATAACTCTGCTTGGGATTGGACGCAACGCGAAGTTGGTCCACGGTTTTGGGTTGCCACGATTCACGCGCCTCCATGCCACTATTGAAACCGATGCCACCTTCCGTGTTGTAACCTTTGCCAAGTCCAGGTGCAACCCGCTGCTCTTCCCACGGCTTGATATTTGCCATTCGCATACTCGGGTTGACGCGGGATTGAAGAAAGTCGCTCATATTAGGAGCGCCGTGCGCGTGCTGCATATTCGTTTGTGGTTTGAACAGTGGTGCCTGTTCCTTTTTCTTGAACGCCTGCGAACCACCACCTTGCATGTTGTCTAGTCTCATCTCGGCTACGTCAGAAGAGGTCGAAGCACCATTACTCTTTGCGCTATAAAACGGAACCATATTGTTATGTTTAAAATCAGAAGTATTTATGTTAGCACCCGTGAGGGACATTTGCGGGACTTTTCCCGAACCTACCGATTCTTTCGGATTGTTTCGCATTACCGATTCCGAAACATTTTGGTCGAAACACTTATCGGTTGTCTGATTGGCAGCAGGAAAATATTTTACATTGCTTTTGTTAATCGGTTCCGCTACAGGATAATTGATTACTGGTGTGTTGATAAATCCCTCGGTGACATTCTTTTTTTCAGACTCATCGTCTTCATCATCTTTATTATGGTTATTGGCAATAACATAAAATCCACCTAATGCCAAAAGAGGTATCGCAAGCTGTGCCATTATATATACAATAATATATAATATTATCACTAAGATTTCTCTAATATGGGATACAAATAATATGGGATACAAATAATATGGGATACAAATAATATGGGACACAAACACTAATTGGAGACATTCGGATATTTCGGCACGAAGTGGTCTCGTTCTAACATGCGCGTGCTTAAGTTGTTTTGAAATGGAAGGCAGGTATTCTCTCGCGGGTCAAGATGCGTGTAATCCCATTTCGTCTGTTCTAAATCCTTGAACATCCAAGCCGGATGCGTCGCGCGCGATTGATCGGTGCAAGCAGCGGATACGGGAAAACAGAGTTTTTTACCCTTAGCCGACCTTGTTGTGTGCCGATTTTGGTCGACAATATCCCTGTTGTTTTTCCTAGTAAGACCGCGCAAGTCACTTTCCAGATTGATGCTGTTCTTCATAAGATTTGCGCCCCATTTCTCCATTCGTATATGGGGGTCTTCCATGAAACAAGGGCTCTCGCCCTGACCAGGAACGTTGAGCACATACCTACCAGGACCGGTTAATTCTTGGAGCTGCTTTTCCATTCTACAAGGTTCATCATGATATCTCGTGAAAGCCATATATACATCTCGCGAGAGAAAAATAATGTGATTGAAATACTGTGATGTAAACATCATCATTCTAGAATGATTGTGTAATTACATACACGACACATCAGTTCAAAGTATCGCAACAAATCCTTTTTAGAACCATAAGAGAGACTACAACACCTAACATCTCCATAACCCAGTGTATCTGCTAAACTCGTCAGTGCCGCGATGTCATTGTTCGAATCTATCACGAATACCTCCGTTCTCGATTCGTTGATATATTTTCGGACATCCGACCTACGCAACCTTTCTCCCCCCATCACCAAAACTTGCACATCATAATCAGGTGATAACCGATAATTCGAATACTTATGGTGGTAATGTTCGCGCTCCCAAATATTCGAGTGGTTCCATTCAAACTGCGGGTCTTCATACGCGTTCATCGTTTTCATAGACCCATTGATGTTGTGCATGCGCGCGTAGTGTGGTCTTATACATTCCGCTCCAAGACGCGCTATTTCATCCTGTCGAATGATCGAAAAATTATTGTCTCCATCATTCATGTATTGGATGTAACCGACCTTACATATCTTTGCTACCTTGGTTTTGGTGCATGTGCGAAGGAGAAGTTCGTAGTCATCGCAAATCGGAAGCAATTCAGAGTAGTTTCCAATGTCCAACAGGGTTTGGCGCTCCCAAATGCGCGGATGATTCGGGCAGCACGCCAAGTTTGAGAGGGAAATGTTGTTGATATTTGGTGTAATAAAAACATAGTGCCATTCCCCATCGTATTTCATCGCGTAGTATCCGCCATAGCCCTTGCTAATAACATCGTTCATATAACGTGTAGGAGAGCCGTCTTCGAACATGTTGATAAAATCCATGTAAATAAATCCTACATCAGGGTGTGCCTCGAAAACACCAACCGCATCTTCTAAACATGATGGGGTTATTTTGTCGTCGTGGTCGAGTTCAATGCAGTATTCTCCGCGACATAACGATACCGCCTCATTCTTGACATTTCCGATAATACCGCTGTTTGACGCTCGCTTGTACAAACGCACCCGTTGGTCGGTAAGTATCTCTTGCAAATATTCGAAATGCTTGTTTTCGGGGGAATCGTCTAATACGACCCATTCCCAATCGATGAATGTTTGCGAACGCACGCTCTCATATGCGCGCAAGATTTTCTCATAAGACATGAAACAGGTTGTGAAAATAGAGAATTTCGGTCTCGTTGCCGCGCGATTTCCAATAACATGGTTTATGTAATAGTAATTTACGCTGCTATTAAACTCGGCAATGTTATCAAACGAGGACGCGTGTATCCACATTGCTTGCAATCTCTCTGGTATAAGTGCCTTCACTCTATTGTATTCGGTTTTATACCTTCCATATGTCACAAGAATATTGTGATTTTCACGAAACAGTTTCGCAACATCGCTCGCATCCGATGTGATCGTTATTGAACATTTTAGCAATCCGGCAGTTTTCGCATTTTGAATTTTCTGGTCCACAATGGAATACTTCAAGTCCCGTAAAAATATCACGTGTGGATATTTCATTTCTTTTACTCGTAGAATATGACAAATAATTTTTAAGCGAATATATTTATTTATATGCGTTTAAAATGCGATTATCTTAGGTATTGATAAAGTATACTCATAAAACATTTCTCGCTCACTTAGCTCAGTTGGTAGAGCATTGCACTTGTAATGCAAAGGTCCGTGGTTCGAATCCGCGAGTAAGCTTATATGAAGTATAAAAATTATTGGAAAGTAGCAATGTAAGCAATCAAGTCTTTTCTCTCCACAGGTTTTTTAATACCGGCAAATACCATCTTGGTTCCTTTGATATATTTTTTGGGTGCAAGCAAGTAATCAAATAGCGTGTCTTCATTCCACAAGACCTTCGAATCGATATTTGCTTTGGAAAACGAGTATCCAGGCGTGGTTCCCGCAACTCTTCCAATGAGACCAAAAAGATTTGGACCCTGTTTGTGCTCACCGCCTGCTTCAATCGTATGACATTGCGAGCATTTTGTCTTGAATATTTTGGCACCTTTGGTTTCAGACATCGCCTTATAAACGTATTAAACATACTATTTTTATTACGTTTTTAACAATCATTTATAAAGACACTACGCCATAGGAAGCGGTCTCTGCTTTGCTTCCACCACCAAAGGTTTAGGCATTATCAACGTCGGGCGTTCAAAGAATTTACGCTCAGGAAGCGTCTTGAGCTTCGGCGTTGGGGGTTTTTGTGGATTCACCAGATTTGTGGAGTTAATGCCGAACAGCATCGATTCAATCTCAATCGGGTTCTTCGAAAGGGTCTCGCGGGGCATTTGTCCGTGGAGAATACCAACTGCCGGGGTCTCGTTGCGGTAGGCCATTCCATGTTGCGAATGAGCGTAATTTTTGTATTGCTCGTTCATGCGATTTTCTCTCTGCTCCATGGCATAGTTTCCTGGTGTATTATTATTCCTTGTCGATGTCATCTGTATAGTAATATACTATAATAATACTATAAAGTTTTGAACTGATACTATAAAGTTTTGAACTGATACTATAAAGTTTTGAACTGATACTATAAAGTTTTGAAAAGTGGGTTCTAAATTATTCACTAGCAAGCGCGTCAACAAGAACTTGTTTATGGACATCATCGACCTTCTGTCTGGCAATGGCGTCACAAATACATCTGTGTGTCATATCGAACAGTTCAAATTTGAAAAGCATTTTGAATATAGTGGCATCGTCTGCTTGACTAAATAATATAAGCATCTCTAATTCCTTGCTTTTTTTGGCCGCGTTAATAATGAACACAATATCGTCCAAATTTTTGATGGTCTCGTACAACGAAGACATTCTCTCCTCTACCTTTGTATCATCCCACGTTTGGAGATCGAATGCTTGTAAAAATTGGGTTCGGTATACATTTTCCTGATTCTCGCCTTCGTGTTGTTTATAGGTGCAAATAAAGTCATCAACATACATAATGTAATAATGATGGTTTTATTTTAAGTTTTTATTGTTGGTCTTCTTATTAATGAGGTCTTACTATGTTCAGTTGTGGGTATTGACATAATCGTTCGTGCGGGCGTACTCCCGCGACGCAACGCCGCCGCGAACCCAAGTCTTGTCGGCCACGCCCTCGACAAGATTTTTAGGATTCGATATGGACGACTTGAGCGAAGGAACCAACGGTGTCTGGCTGTAGCCCAGGTAGGAAATCTCGCTCGACGGGTTCACGCTCTTCCGGTTCACCTGATTGTTTCCCTGCAAAATCTGCGACTCGGTCACGATGTTTCTCTTTCCGCGACCAAGATAAGGGACTGTGGCAAACGGACGCTCAATAAGGCTGATTTTACACTTCGGTTTCGATAAAGCACCGTGGAATAGCGCCGAATTGGTATCAATGTTCGAACCTCCAGCGTCAACCTGATAACCACCCTTAAAGTTCATATTCAACTGGCTTGTGGCGAAGTCCACGAAATTCGACGTGGGCGATGTCGGAATAAACCGGTCCAGCATATAAGTGGACGACGCCATGTTCTGAATGTTGTCCTGACTCTTATCACATTCATCCTGTCCAATTCTAGAAGATTTGTGAAAGGTGTAATCGTATACAGAGGACATTGTTATATATATATAGGTTTTATATATTTTTATTTTTTAATTCCAAGCATTTAGTTGTTCATCCATCGATGAGGCGCGGATTTCATACACGCCGTTTCGTGTCCATCCTTACAGGATACCATATTGCCGTAGCAGAAATCAGCAAATCCTTTCTGGTCGTTCGGTATTTGTGTGTTTGCCGTGGGATGCCACGCACGCATCGAACGGTCAAACGTAAAACTATCTCCTAAATCATCAAAAAGTTTGGATCGAATGTTCGGGTCGTCGAAGTTTCCAGAAACGAACTCTTTTGTTGCCTCATTGATGTCGTTTTCAACTACTGGATGAAACGACTTCGCTGCCGGTTTGCGACACGAATTCTCGTGTATTTCATGAAGCATCACGTTCATCAACGGATTTTTTGGCGTTGGTTTCGTGGCATCATCGCTACTACCACCGCCATCGATTTCCTTAATGTGGTTCGGATTACCAAAACCTTCGTTTTTGACTACCGCGCGCAAATTATGTATCATGTTGGTTTTTTTGATATAATACAGGAGAACGATTGCTAGTAGAGTTACGAATCCAGATATTACCACCTTTGCCTTTTTTGTCACAGCATAAGCAAGCAACGTGAAAATTATTGTCATTCTGGTTATCGCATTTAATTTTTCGTTCATACTTTTCATACCAGAAGGCCATAATTTTGTCAATTCATTTTGTTTCATTAATACTGCTGGATCTTCTAACCAGAACTTGGACATTATATATGTTGAAGGGATTTTTTATTTCCCCCCTTTCCCCTTTTTCTTTTTGCGCTTCTTCTTTTTCCCTGTATCAGAAGTATTTGTGGTTGCGTTGTTTCCCGCGCCGCTAGAACCCGACGCGCCTGGTGCATTTGGCACGCCTGGTGCATTTGGCACGCCTGGTGCATCCGATGGTCGCGATTTCTTATATGCCTCGCCGGTTGAAAACACCAATTTCTCGATTCCTTCATCGCTGACACCTTCCGAACGCAAAAGCGATGTAATCGCATCGTTTGCAGCCAACATCGCCTCCTCCAACTCACTTGCCGACATTTCATGAGCATCTGCCTGCGCATTTTTTTTGGTTGCCTTCTCTTTCATACGTTCGCGCTGCTTTGCCGACTTCATATTACGCTCCATCTGCGCTTGCATCGCACCAACATTCATTTTTGCTCCACCGCCGCCGCCGCCTCCTCCACCACCGAACATGCTCTGAAGATTTGCCATTCCAGGCATATCCTTCATCTTCTCCATTATTTCACCTGCTTCGGCCAATAGTTCGCTCTCCTTCAGTTCACCCGTCTTGATTTTCTCGTCCAGTTTTCCACCAACTTTCTGAACCAATCCCATCAACTTTGTAGGCTCCTGCATAAGCTTTTGGAACACGTCTCCGACCGATGTCTCATCTTCCATGTCAACCTTGAACTCGCTCGCAGTCTCCTCCGCAATCTCTCGCGCTAGACTTCCCAACTTCCCACCCATCATACCCGTAACGTGGTCGTGTAACGACTCCGGATCAGGCAGGTCTTCAAGGTTAATGCCCGAGACGTCGAAGCCCGTTGCTCCACTGGTGTCAAAACACGTCTGCATCTGCGAGATTGTCTCTTCGAGCTTTGCCTTGAACTTATCTTCATCGATTGCTTCAAACAGTTTCGCAGTATCTCCAAACGAACTGCTGTCAGACATGTTCGATACCACCGAAAAAAGGACTAGTTGTAAATACTTCCAAATCGTCTCGCGGGTCGTGTCGCTAATGTTTTCTTTCCACAGCGGTCGGAAGTCAATACCAGGCAACAGAAATAGCGGAACGTCTTGTTCGAAGATTTTTTCGTTTTGATACAAAATATCAAAGAACCGTTCGGGATACACTGCCTGGCATTCGGTCTTTACCGCACCAATACATTCAGGTGTGACATTTTCCCCTTTCGCAATGGATAGCAGATTATTGTCTAAGGAAGTGGCAATCTCGGGAAAAGTATTCAAAACATCTTTCACAAAATCGGCAATTATTTTTCCAAAGTCGTTGTCGTTGGCATTGTCGTTGGCATTGTCGTTGGCATTGTCGTTGGCATTGTCGTTGGCATTGTCGTTGGCATTGTCGTTGGCATTGTCGTTGGCATTGTCGTTGGCGCTGTCGTTGGCACTGTCGTTGGCATTGTCGTTGGCATTGTCGCGGGCACTGTCGTTGGCATTGTCGCCGGCGCTGTCCGTCACATTACTTTTCTCGGAACTGTTTTCACTGGAACCAGAGGACATACTCTGTTTCATATCTTTATTTTTAAATCATAGTATTTCTATTATATTTAAAAATAACGTCTATGGCAATGATAAAACAATAACGGGATTCTCATTATTTAATTGGGCGCATACATGTCTGATAACTTGACAAGATTTTGCATATATTTAATCACCTTTTCCTGGTCTTCGCTCTTCATATTTCGTATGGGTTCACGAAGACAATCGATTTTTTCTAAAATTAATTTGGCGCTCCCTACACCACTCATATCCTGTTTGTAGTCTTTGTCAATGAAAAACTTCAAATCTCCCTTTGAAATCTCATTCCGATACGGACCAATAACGGAATCTTTGAACGCCAAAAGGATTAGACGCGGATTCGCCTTGCGAAAAGACACGAGCGACGTTTTTACCGTCGCAATGTCATCGTTATCAGGAAACACCATTTGAACATCATCGACAAACTCCATAAAATGGTCGTTAAACGCGGAGAGAATTTGCCTTTGATCCATAATACATTAGATATGTATTTTATTTAAACTATTACAACAAATATTACAAAATAAATATCACAAAACAAATATTACAAAACAAAAAATATTGTAATATCTGTTCCTTTAATTCACCTCGCTGTTTCGCTTTTGTTGAAGCTGCTCCATCGAAACAGACCCTA